CAAGCTATACAAGCAAACGCATTGCAAAACATTCAAAAAGCAAAAGAATTAACTCAAGCCGATATTGAAAGAAATCCAAATGCGGCTATGGCTGGAGAAATGACGGGTTTTGTTGTAAATCCTGTAAATAAATTAATACCTGGCTTTGGTGGCCCTGCTCAATCTGTTTTGGGTGGTGTTGTTAAAGGTGCTGGTCAAGGTGCGGCCGCCAATATATTAACCACGCCAGTATTAGATGAAAACAAACCTTTTACTACACAAAAATTAGAACAAGGTGCGGTAGGTGCGGCTTTTGGTGGCGCATTTGGTGGCGCTTTAAAAGTAGCAACATCTGCGATTGGTAGCGGTTTAGAAAAGATTTCACAAATTGGTGGCAAGATATTACCTCCAGAACAAGCAACAACAACAGCAACCAATTTGATCAAACAGTCTGGTATAGATCAAACCAAAGTTACGCCCATCTTCTATAACGGTTTGGTTGAACAAGCAAAACAAGCATTACAAACAGGTAATTTAAATCAATTTAAAACATACGCTAAAAATGCTAGTGATTTTGAAAGTTTGCCAATCAAAGTGCCTTATCTAAAAGGACAAGTAACCCGTGATCCAATGCAATACGCAATTGAACAAAACTTGCGTGGCATTCAAGGCGTTGGTGAACCAATTCAAGCCATAATGAAACAAGCAAACACGGCTATGTTGCAAAACTTAGATGCGTTTGGTGCTAAAAATGCACAACCTGTTGTTGATAGCGGTAATTTTTTAAGAAACACATTAAGAAATGCTGATGAAATTGATGCAACAAAAGTTCGTGAAGCATATCAACGATTTAAAGATTCAACAGGTAAGGACATAGAAGTGCCGTTAGGCGGTTTGGCACAAGATTATGCCCGTGTTATAAAAGATTATGGCCGTTCAGTTTTACCAGAAGGTGTAAGAAACAATCTTGAATCTTTAGGATTAATGAAAGGTAAACAACTTAAAGTTACTACTATTGAAGATGCTGAAAATTTAATTAAAAATATCAATCAAAATTACGACAAAACTAAACCAGTACAAGTTAATGCGTTGGATCAATTGAGACGTGCTGTTGAAAATACAATTAAAGAAGCTGGGGCTAATTTGCCAGGTGAAGCAGGCGCAGTAGCAAGAGAAGCTAGACAAGTTGCATCAGAAAGTTTTAAAACCATTGAAAGCATCCCAGCATTAAGAGATGCGTTAAAAGGTAAAGAACCTGATAAGTTTGTACAAAACCATATTTTGCAAGGCAACGTAAATGAAATAACCAAAATGGTTAACTATTTAGAAAAAAATAGTCCTGAAACATTGGCGCAATTAAGAAGCGATGTATTAGGTGTTATTAAAAATCGTGTTACCAATAACGTTTCTGAAGCAAATGCACAATTTAGCCAAGCAGGTTTAAAACATTTTATTGCTGACGGATCGGCATCTTTGTCAAGATTGGAACGTTTTTTATCACCAGAACAAATTAATGGTTTGAAAGCGCTTAACCGTGTTGCTGAAAATATTCATGTTGAACCTGTAGCATCAGCAGTTAATAAATCAAATACAACAGCTGCTGCCGCTAATTTGGTCAAAAAAACAATCAATGCAGGCGCACTTAATGATTTGTTGGGTTATGCAGCAGGCGTTAAATTCCCTATCATAGGTGGTTTAATTTCTCAAGGTGGTAAAGCATTGCAACAAAGTTCACAAGCTAGTAAAGCTAGTGGATTGGTTGAACAAGCAATTAATCCACAAGCATTACCGCCAAGTACCCCGTTGAATATGTTGGGCAAGCCTGGTGCATTGGGAGCAGGAACAGCAAAATCTATTATTGAGCAACGCAATCGGGAATATGAACAACAGAATAGGTAAATAAAATGGCAGTCAATCTTTCCCCCGTAGGCAATGGTTTTCAATTCCTATCAAGCACAACCCCTAACGTGCCATTGGCCGGTGGGTATATCTATACCTACCAAGCAGGTTCTAGCACGCCTTTAAACACCTATACGGACGTTAATGGCACGATTGCTAACACCAATCCAATTGTGTTGGGTACTGATGGTAGACCGCCAAATGAGATTTGGTTAACAAGCGGATATTCTTATAAGTTTGTTTTGACCGATTCAAGCAACAACACCATACAAACACTTGATAATCTTTATGGAATTATTGGAACAACTCCTGCGGTATCAGCTGTACCAGCAGGCGGTATTATCATGTGGTCTGGTTCTATTGGTGCTATTCCAACCGGATATGTTATTTGTAATGGATCAAACGGCACACCTGATTTAAGGGATAGATTTGTGGTTGGTGCAGGTAACACTTACAGCGTGGGCAACAATGGTGGGTTTGTAAATAGTGGCGTGGTCACAAGCGCAGGCACTAACAATCCTTTGTATTACGCATTAGCATTTATACAGAAAACATGAGCGATACTGATAAGGATTTGGCCGTTCATGTGGCCGTATGCGATCAACGCTACAAACAAATAGCTGATTCTTTGCGGGACGGTGAAAAACGCATGGCCAAGATCGAGTATTTGCTTTATGGCGTGATGTTAATGGTGTTGCTTGGCCCAGGTGTTGCAGCAGAATTCTTTAAAAAGATGTTTGGGGTTTAACAAATTGATCCGTTTACCCTTGTCGCATTGGCCACATCAGCATTCAAGCTGGTCAAAGAATCATGCGAAATGTACAAGGAAGGACGGCAATATGTACTTGATGCCAAGGTAGAAATTGAAGGTGTTGTAGGGGATTTAAAAGGCATTCAAACAGATGCCAAAGGTATTTGGGGTTTCTTAACTGGTTTATTTGGTGGCAAAAAAGAACAAATTCAACAAAAAATTGTTGAGAAGCCAGTTAAAAAGGTAAAACAAAAGACTCTTGAGTTTGATGAAAACAAGATTTATTCGGATGTTGCGAATGCGTTAACTAAGTTTTTTCATGCGTACAACGGTTTAAAACACTACATAGAAGAACAAGAAGATGTGGCCATCAAAGCAGGAAATGAAGAAGGTCAGGACATAGCCATTAAATTAGTTATTGCCAACTTGCAAATGGAAAAGTTAAATGAAGAATTGCGAGAATACATGGTTTACCATGTACCGCCAGAAATGAAGGATTTGTATAGCAGAGTTAACAAAATGATAGGACATATTGCCAACCAACAACAATTAGCAAGGAAAGAAGAAGCGGACAAAAAAAGGATGTTGGCATGGCAACGAAGACAGGTTATCGACAAAATACAGTTCAGGGTCATGGTGGGAATGGCAACAACAATGGTGATCCTGTGGGTGTGGATAACAATAGCAGCGATGATTCCTTTTTCGTCATTGTAATTGTGGTTTTGTTGTGTATTATTTTGTTTTTCATGCCGGTGTTAATGTGGATGTACATGGATATTAGACAAACGGAAATCAAGGTTCAAAAATTGATTAAGAAATTGGATGCAAAGTAATGTTTAGTTTATTGAATCCTTGGGTGCTTGTTGGTATATTAGGGTTAGTCCTAAGTTCATATTTTTATGGCCATCATGCCGCCTATGTTGAACAAGAAGCAGAGATTGCTAGATTGAATTTGATTGAGCGTAACAAAGAAGAACAAATGCAACAAATGGCAGATAATCATGCCAAAGAATTAAGAAAGTCAAACTTAAATGCAAAAGTTGAAATTATTAAGTTGCAGTCTGACATTGCTGATGGTAAGTTGCGCTTCTCCGTCCGCACCGTTTCAGCCTGCCAAGATACCGCCACTACCAACGGAAATACAGAAAGCAGAGCCGAACTTGACCCAGCGGTTGGTCAAGCTCTTATCGCCATCACCGCAGACGGTGACAACGCCATTAGGCAGCTCAACGCCTGCATCGACATTTACAACGAAGTGAGGGATAAACAATGAAGTGGGATTTAAAAGCATTTGTGACTTTAATTGCGTCAATATCTTTAATGGGTGTTGTTGCTTGCATGATCTGGATGTTTATGTTGGCCGTTTATGACCCAAAAACGGACGATAAACTGGTGTTTGACATTATTGGCCCAGCATTCCAAACGATTGTTGGCGGTTTTATTGGTTTGATCACAGGTATCCACATAGGGGGAAAAGATGACACAACTGAGTGAACACTTTACACTTGAAGAATTAACACATACCGATCACAGGGAATTATCAAATGAACCTAACGAATCTGAAACAACAAATCTTGTCCGTCTTGCAAACTTCTTGGAACAAGTTAAAGAGTTATTGGGCGGCAGGCCGATCATGGTTAACAGCGCATTTAGGTCAAAAACCGT